GATACACTAACGAGACTATTGCTCTCGCTTTTGCTATCACTGAGGAAGCAATTGAGGACAATCTATATGACAGACTGGCTTCTAGATACACAAAAGCTTTAGCAAGATCTATGGCTCAAACTAAGCAAGTAAAAGCAGTTAATCCGCTTAATAACGGATTTGGTACATTCACTTCAGGTGATGGATCAGCTCTTTTTGCTACTAATCACCCTACACTTGCTGGAACTGTGTCTAACACACTAGCAACTGCGGCTGACCTTAACGAAACTTCATTGGAGCAATCATTAATTGATATCGCTGCAATGACTGACGAAAGAGGTCTAAAAATTGCTGCTAAGGGTATGAAGATGATTATCCCATCTGCACTACAATTCACAGCTGAAAGACTTATGGCTTCTGCTGGTAGAGTTGGAACTGCTGATAATGATATCAATGCTATCAAATCTATGGGGATGATTCCTCAAGGTTACTCTGTTAATAATTACTTAACAGACACTGATGCGTTCTTTATTATTACAGACGTGCCAAATGGTATGAAACATTTCCAAAGAACTCCTATGTCTACTAAAATGGAAGGGGATTTCGATACTGGTAATGTTAGATACAAAGCTAGAGAAAGATACGTTTTTGGCGTATCTGACTATAGAGGTATCTTCGCTTCACCAGGAGCTTAATACTTAAATATTTTGTGGCGGGACATAGTTCCGCCACATTTAACTACGAAAGTGATAATATGAAAAAAACTCTCATCAATATCTGGGCTTACAATCACCATGCTAAATTTAGTATTGAACATGTTGAAGACACACCAGAATTAGTTGAAAAAGCTATACTTGACAAACTCGGAGAAAATAGTATAGTCTGGGAATATCTCGGAGATAGCTATCATTCGGGAATAAATAGAATAACTTATGAAGAGGTTATTAATGATACAAGACCTATACAAAGCAAAAAGGTCCTTGGAGTTGAAGTGGGAACAGGAGCATATTAATGAAGATAGATATACTCTTGAAATGGTCAGAATTGATGACAAAGTTAGAGAAGTCATTACTAAGATCAAGCTTGAAGAAGCTAGGATTGCTCACTTACAGAACAACGTAGAAGGTTCTGCTCCACAAGTTTCTGTAGCTACTTAGACAAAAGCTACATCGCTGAAATGCATAAATACCTAGGGATCTCTTGCACTCCACTTAAAAATAACATATAATATTCGCACTATACATAAATTAATATTCTGCATGGACGCAGTATAGTCGACGGCCTAGAGACTATGTAGAATTTAACTAGGAGAATAATCATGGCAAATACTACTTTTTCGGGACCAGTAAAAGCGGGAACGATTTCAAATACAACAGGAACAACTGTTGGAACTAACATTGCAAACGTAGGTTTTGTAACTATGGCTCAGTCTGTAAAAGCTGACATCATAGGTGCATCACACTTAAATCAAGTTTGTGCAGTAATTCCAGCAAACTCACAAATCGTAGATGTAATTTTAAATGTTACTACAGTAAACAATGATACTGGTGCAGCAACTATATCAGTTGGAACAATTGCAGATGCTAATGCATTTTTAGATGGAGTTAATGTTAAAGCTTTAGCAACTACTCATGGTACTTTAGATACAGAGGCAACTGATGTTGGTACAACTGACATACAAGTTCTTGCTGATTTTACAGGAGCTAATGGTGATGGTACTACTGGTGCAGCTACAGTTACTGTAATGTACATCCAAAATAATTCTGTTCAAGACGCAGCAGACTTATAATAATTAATTAGTGTGGGCTTCGGCCCACATTTAAAATTTTAAGGAGAAAAATATGAGTTCATTTTCAAGTGACCAAACAACTCTTAACAAAACTACAGGGGCAGCCTCTGTTTTATTAGGAGCTAGAGCTAGAGTTACATCAATTCAAGGAAGAGGAGAAGCAGGTTCTGTTTTATCTCTACATGACGTAGCTGATGCAGGAGACGCAGCAGCAGGTAATTTAAAAGCTATCTATAGATATGAAACTGAGGGACTAGAAGTTTATATTCCCGGTTCAGGTATCTTGTTCCAAAATGGAGTTTGTGCTACGTTAACTCAAACTACTGGTACAGACGGTAGCGTTACATTAACTATTACAGGAGCGTAAGCTCATGGCTAATACGACTTCAGGTTCTTATACTTTTGATAAGAACTTAGGCATTGATGAAATTATTGAAGATGCTTATGAGCGTATTGGCATTCAAGGTGTTTCTGGCTATCAATTAAAAACTGCTAAAAGATCTTTAAATATTCTATTTTCTGAATGGGGTAATAGAGGTTTACAATTTTGGGAAGTAAAAAATCAAAACGTAACTTTAGTAAATGGCCAAGCTGTTTATACATTTTTTAGATCTACGGCTGACGGTGTATCTGATGGCGTAAGCACTACACTTAGTGCAGGAATAGATGCAGCAGTTACAACTATTCCCTTGACCGCGATCACGGGTTTTCCAACAGCAGGTACTTTAACTATTGGTACAGAAGATATTACTTACACAGGAATTTCTAGTTTAAATCTTACAGGATGTGTGAGAGGGGTTAATGGCACTACAGCTGCAACTCATGCAAGTGGTGATACTGTTCTACAGTCTCCAAGAGGTATGACTGATATTCAAGAAGCAAATTACAGAGTAGATACTACAAGTGTTGATACACCTATGACAAGAATTAGTAGATCTCAGTATCAAGCATTTTCTAATAAAACAGATTTAGGTTTACCCACTCAATACTGGGTCCAAAGATTTGTAGATAAAGTTACTATGACTTTATATTTAACACCAGGTAGTTCACAAGCAGGAGACTTTATAAATTTCTATTACACAAAAAGAATTGATGACGTAGGAGCTTATACTAATGCAACAGATGTACCTTACAGGTTTGTACCTTGTATGATAATGGGTTTATCTTATTATCTAGCTTTAAAATATGCACCACAGAGAGTACAAGAATTAAAGTTATTATATGAAGATGAATTAAAAAGAGCTGAATCTGAAGATGGTTCTTCTAACTCAACTTACATATCACCTAAAATATATTTTCCAGGAGTTAGTTAATGAGCGGAATAATGGACATGATTGAATTATTTAGAGGAGAAGCTCCTTCAAGATCTGGAATGGCTAAAGGTTTTGGTGAGAGAAGTGGTAAGTTTTTTACACCACAAAAAAGTTTTGCTAGACATATAGCTCAAGGAGGTTCTATGTCACAAGGAAACCTTATCAAAGATTTAAAAGGAACAGTTAAAAGTTTAAAGATACCACTATCAAAATATAAAGAACTGGGTGGAAATAGTTTAGAAGTAATTTTAGATAATGAATCACTTGGTAAAGCAAAAACAAATACCATGCAAACTTTGTTAGCAAGAGCAGGAAGTTTTACACCGTTAGCAATGAAGGGGCTGACATTATTATCTAGTTTACCTGCTGCAACAATAACTATGTTTTTACAATCTACTCCAGCTAATGCAGATGAAGCAAATATGAAATTAGAAGATTTTGCAAAATTAAATGAAGGTAGTACTAACACGGATAAAGCACTGCCTATTGAAATAGGAGATATGTAATGTCTAGTTTTGCACAAGGTAAACATGCTTTAGCGATATCAGATCGTTCTGGTTTGGCTTTTCCATATAATGAAATGGTTAGGGAATGGAATGGTGCGTTGGTACATAACTCAGAATATGAACCTAAACAACCACAGCTACAACCTAAACCTACTAATGCAGATCCACAAGCTTTACAAAGAGCAAGACCAGCAAGAACAGAATTTCCTACAGCAGATTTTTTACCTAGTAATCCTTTTAGTACACCAAATCTACTTACTGTCGGAGCAACTTTTGAAGTATCTCAACCTAACAGTGGAATATTGGTTGGGGATTTTGTAAGATTGATGAGTATATCCCAACCTTTGTCAGAAGCAGGATCTGCAGTTGTAATCTCTATTAAAGAAATAGAAATGACTACAACTTTATCGGCAAACATAACTTCTACAGATACTTCAATGGTAGTAGCTGATGCAACTTCATTTTACACTAATGGTGGATACCTAATGATTGAAAAAATTAATAGTGAAACAGGTATGTATCAAAATGAAGTAATTCAATATGCAGCTTATAATTCTGGAACAAAAACTTTATCAGGTTTGATTAGAGGAACTAATGCACCGTTTAGAGGAGAGACTCCTGCTAATACTATTGCAAGTAACCACGATGCGGGAGCAAAAGTTTTTGGGGCAAGAGAGGTTTATTCTTTAAGTACCACAACGTCTCCAAGTGCAGGTCAGCCTTCAACAGTTACTAATCAAAATGGTTATTATTTAAAAGATAATGATGAAGGTTTTAGTTGGGTTGCCAACTTTACAGGTGGTGGTTTACAGTGTACATCTGGCCCAATAAATGATAGAGCTTAATTATGGCATATACATACGCAACACTTACAACAACAATTAGAGATTACACTGAAGTTGATGACTCCGTATTTACTCAGGCAGTAATAGATAATTTTATTATGCAAGCAGAGCATAGAATTAACATAGAGCTTCCTATGGACTCTGATAGATTTGTACAAGAAGGTACATTATCTACAGATAATAATACAATTAATTCTCCGGCCGGTGCATTATTTATTAGAGGTGTTGAAGTATTTAATTCAACAACGGATTCTACAGGTACAGGTACTTGGTTAGAGAAAAAAGATCAAACATATTTATCTGAATATACTGATAGACTAACTGGAACAGAGGGTGATTTAACATCACAAGATGTAACAGGTTTTCCTAAGTATTACGCTATGTTTGGTGGAGCTACAGGTTTAACGGATACCACCTCAGGAGGGTTATATATAGCCCCTACACCTGATGCTGCTTACAAATTTAGAATATATTATAATAAACAAACAACAGGACTATCAGCCACTAATACGACAACATATCTAAGTAATTACTTTCCACAAGGGCTATTGTACGCGTGTTTAGCAGAAGCATTTTCTTTTTTAAAAGGTCCAATGGAGATGTTGACACTGTATGAAAATAAGTATAAAACATCCATACAACAGTTTGCAGGAATGCAAATTGGGAGAAGAAGACGAGACGATTACACTGACGGAACAGTTAGGATACAAGTCAAATCACCTTCACCGTAAATTAACAAGGGGAAAAAATTATGGCAATAACATCAGCAGTATGTAACAGTTTTAAAACAGAAGTTTTACAAGCGTTACATAACTTTACAGCATCATCTGGAAACGCTTTTAAATTAGCTTTATACACAAGTTCAGCTACTATAAATAAAACAACAACAGCTTACTCAACAACAAATGAAATAGCTAATACATCGGGTTCAGCTTATACTGCAGGTGGTATAGCACTTACAAGTGTAACCCCAGCTTTATCAACTGACACCGCGTGTTGTGATTTTGCAAATGTATCTTTTACATCAGCTTCATTTACAGCAAATGGTTGTTTAATATATAACGATACAAATGCTGATAGAGCAGTTTGTGCAATTGCATTTGGTGGAGATAAAACTGTAACAAGTGGAACTTTCACAATCGAATTTCCAGCAGCAGACGCATCAAACGCTATACTTAGAATAGCATAAGGAGTCACTCCTTATGGCTAATACTTGGAATCAATCCGGTACAACCTGGGGATCAAATCAATGGGGCGAACAGGGTCCTACTGTAGTTTCTTTAACAGGTCTAAGTACTACTTCAAGTTTAGGTAGTCTAACTTTTACAATAGATGTCAATGTAGGTTTAACAGGACTTTCAACAACATCTTCAGTTGGATCATTGTCTCCAACAACTAGTCTTTCACTAACACCGACAGGACTTTCAACAACTTCTTCAATTGGATCATTATCTCCAACAACCAGTCTTTCACTAACCCTAGCAGGACAATCAACATCTTCAGCTGTAGGATCTATTATTCCTGAAATAGGAGTTCCATTAACCGGGGTTTCTGCTACGTCTACAATAGGTTCTTTAATTGTAGGAATAGGAGTTCCATTAACAGGAGTTTCGTCAACATCATCTGTTGGTTCTGTATCAGTTGAATCAAACGAAGAAGCATTATTAACTGGTCAATCAGCAACTGCTACAGTAGGTAGTACAATTATATTTGCTGGAACTGAATTAACTCCAGCTGGGGTACACGCAGATTCAGCAGTTGGATCATTGTCTCCAACAACTAGTCTTTCACTAACACTGACAGGACTTTCAACAACTTCTTCTGTAGGTTCAATATCACCTGCCGATGTAATGGGTTTAACAGGTCTTTCAACAACATCTTCAATTGGATCATTATCTCCAACAACCAGTCTTTCACTAACCCTAGCAGGACTTTCAGCAACAGCTTCTGTCGGAGCCTTGGTTCCTGAAATAGGAGTTCCATTAACAGGAGTTTCAACAACATCTGCAGTAGGTTCAATTTCTCCTTCAGATGTAATTGGTTTAACAGGAGTTTCAGCAACATCTAGTGTAGGGAACATTATTACACTTGGCTACCAAGATGTTGACATAGTAGGAAATACATCGTATACAGATGTAACACACGTAGCTTAGGAGAACAAAATTATGGCATCAACATTTACAGACCTTGGTTTAGAGCTAATGGCAACTGGTGAAAACGCCGGTACTTGGGGAACAAAAACTAACGCAAATTTAAGTTTAATCGAACAATTAACAGGTGGTGTTTTAAGTTTAGCTGTTGCAGGATCAGGGACTACAGCTTTAACTATTGTAGATGGTGCTTTAACAGGTACTGCTCAACAAAGAGTTATAGAATTAACAGGTGCTCTTACAGGATCAAGAATTTTAACATTTCCTCTTCTTACAGAAACTTTTTACATTATTAAAAACGGAACTACTGGTGCAGAAACATTACAATTAAAAGCTGCATCCGGTTCAGGTGCAACTGTTACTTTTTCAACAACCGACAAAGGATACAAACTTATCTATCTTGATGGTGTTGCAACAAACACCGGAGTTATTGATGTTGGAATGGCAACCATTACTGGAACACAAACTTTAACAAACAAAAGTATTGATTCTGACAACAATACAATTACAAATATTGTAGATGCAGATATTAAAGCTAGTGCTGCAATTGCTTTTAGCAAAATGGCAAATTTAACAACATCAAGAGCATTGGTTTCTGATGGTAGTGGAGACGTTTCTGCAGCAACTACTACTAGTACTGAAATAGGCTATGTAAATGGCGTGACTTCAGCTATTCAGACACAAATAAATACTAAAACATCAACAGGAAAAGCTATTGCAATGGCAATGCTTTTCGGGTAAAAACAATATAGGAAAAAATTATGGCAAATCCAAATTTAGTAAACGTAACATCAATAACAGGTGAGTCAGTTACTCACGCATTAACTACTACTCTTACAGATGATATTTTAGTAGCCGCTTCAGATACACTTGTAAAAGTTAACAGTATTATAGTAGGAAATATTGATGGATCATCATCAGCAAACGTTTCACTGTTTCTAAAAAAATCAGGTGGATCAGCTATAGCATTCGCATCAACAGTAGCGGTTCCAGCAGATTCAACTTTAGTAGTCATAGATAGAAATTCAGCCTTATATCTTGAAGAAGGTGACACCTTAGAAGGTGGAGCAAGTGCTAATGGCGATTTAACTTGTGTTGTTAATTTTGAAATCCTAAACGACGCGTAGGGGGTAATCCATATGTCAGATTTTATTGGCACAATTGGAGGTCAAGTAAGCAACGGTGGTGTTGTCGGTCCTGAAAACGGAGGATCAGAAGTAAACCTTCCAGATATTATAAGTAATTTTACATCAAGCGGGACTTGGACTAGTGATTCTAGATATACAGATTTAGAAATTGTAATGGTCGCTGGTGGTGGATCTCAAACCTACACAGATGGATCATCAGGCGGAGGCGCAGGAGGCATGATTATTTCTCCAGCTACATTTACTTCTCCACAATCCCCTTCACCTATTACAATCGGTGGCGGTGGAAGCGATTCAGCTTTTCCAGGTGCTTCATTAACTGCTAAGGCCGGTGGTCAAGGTGGTGGATATGCTAGTACTGGAACTACAGGAGGATCCGGTGGCGGAGGCGGCCGGGGACAAGGTGGCTTCGGAGCAACTCAACCTTCACAACCAGGTAATTCAGGATCTTTTGGATTTGGAAACTCAGGCTCAGGAAGAACACCACAAACTTATGGTGGTGGCGGAGGTGCGGGAGAATCTGGCGGTACGGACAGTCAAGCTGCTGGTGGTGATGGTAAAACAATTCCAGGCGGTTTTCCAGATTCAGGAACTTTTTTAGCTGGCGGTGGCGGTGGCGGTGGCTTCTCTGCATCTCCAGGCCCAGGTGGTCAAGGTGGCGGAGGCGGAAGAAATCAATCCGGACAAGCTAACACTGGCGGCGGTGGAGGAGGAACTTCTCCAGGTCAATTTTCAGGAGGATCGGGAGGTTCTGGAAGAGTTATAGTAAGAGAAGTAGGTTTTACACAAACTAATCCACCAGTGAGTGGTATTTGGTCTAGTAATGATGTTTACTATTGGGTAACACAAGGGCTATGGTATAATTAATTATGGCAAATTTTTGTGAAATAGATTCAACAACAAATGAAGTTAAAAGAGTTTGTGTTGTTGATAATAATGTTGAAACTTCAAATGGTCCTTTAGGAGAAAATGATAAACACGAAGATGGGGTAACTTGGTGTAATAATTTTTGGGGAACTGACAACAGTTATTGGTTACAGACTTCTTTTAGTAGATCTTTTAGAGGAAGGTATGCAAAACCAGGAGATATTTATCTTGCTGATGAAGATAGATTTGTAAACCCACAACCTTTTCCTAGTTGGCTTAGAAATGATTATACAACTCTGGATACATTAGATTGGTTACCACCAGAAGGTTTTGTACCTGATAGTGGTCAAAGTTATACTGTAGGTGATGATACATTTTGGTGGGAATTTAATTGGGATGAAGATTTAGTAACTTGGAAAGGATCTAAAGCAGATGACCCCAGTGATGATAACTATTATAAATATAACTTTACAAGTAATGCTTGGGAGGTTATAAGTTAGTTATCATTTTAGAAAGATATTAAATGTATTTAAAATATAAGTATTGGTACTTCAAAAACCTTATAAGTCCAGAAGACTGTAAAAAAATAATTAAATTAGGTGTAGATAAAAAATTAGGTTCCGGCACAATAGGAATGCAAAAAAATAAAAAGAAAGTAAATAAAAAAATTAGAGATTCCAAAGTAACTTGGTTAAAGGATCAGTGGATTTATAATATATTTAATCAAGCAGTTAATTATGCAAATGAAAAAGCTGGTTGGAATTTTGATACAGACTGGAATGAAAACATACAGTTTACAAGTTACAAGAAAAATGGGTTTTATAATTGGCACTATGATATGTTTCAAGAAACTATAAAAGACAAAGACGAACACTTTAATAACAAACAAAGAAAACTATCAATGTCTTGTTTATTAAATGATCCAAAAGATTATAAAGGTGGTGATTTTATGTTGCAGTGGATAGATGATAATGGCAAGTTAATAAAACACAAAGTTAAAGAACTAGATACAGTAGGAAGTATTATTGTATTTCCTTCTTTTTTAAATCACAAAGTAGAACCCGTAACAAAAGGAACTAGATATTCTGCTGTCATGTGGAGACTAGGGCCACAGTTTAAATAATTATGAGACTAATAGGTGGTAATAAAAATAAAATTAATTGGGGTATAATAAAAGATAAGATTTTATTTATAGATTATACTAATGAAAAAGTTTTGTCTTCTTTAGAAAATAAAATAGAAAAAAATTTAATTTCATCGATGACTAAAAGAACTAATGTTAAAGGAGAAATGACCTCTTGGAATCATTTTATAAATGACAAAGATTTTGAAACAATAACTAAATTTATTAATCCTTACTTATTTAAATTTATATCTATAGCTAGAAATAATATTAATACAATTGAATTAATTGATGCATGGGGAAACAGATTAAATAAAAATGATTATATTCAAAAACATAATCATATAGTAGGAAATTGGGATAGCATTAGTGGAAACATATATTTTTCAAATAAAAAACCAGGAACTTATTTTGTAAATTTTAAAGGGGCCATACAACCTAAGAGAGGTAGAATAGTTATTTTTAATTCTAATGAAATGCATTTAGTAGATGTTGTAAAAGATGAAGATCCAAGATATACATTAGCTTTTAATATGAGGTATGAGTAAAAAATTTAAGAAAGATAATTATTTAGTTATTAAGAAAGCAGTTTCAGAGGATATCTGTAAATTTGCAGCAGAATACCTTATGCTTAAAAGACAGGTATCACAAAGATTACATAATAAAAAAATGATTGGAAGAGACAATTTAGGTTGGGGTTCTTTTGGCGATGGTCAAGTTCCATTTTCTTATAACCATTATTCCGACACTGCTATGGAAATATTATTAGTAAGAATGAAATCTGTAATAGAAAATAAAATAAAAAAAGAAATTGTTCCAACATACTCTTATACAAGAATATATGAACATGGAGATATATTGGGACGACATAAAGACAGATACAGTTGTGAAATATCTGCAACCTTAACTTTATTTCAAGACAAGAAGTGGCCTATATTTGTAGAACCATCAGGTAAAACAGGATTAAAAGGAATCCCTATAAATTTAAAAATGGGGGATTTAATGATATACAACGGTGAAAAAATTGAGCATTGGAGAGAAGTTTTTTATGGAAATTGGTGTGTGCAAGTATTTTTACACTACAATATAAAAGGCACAAAAAAAGCAGAAGAAAATAAGTTTGATAAAAGAGCATTTATAGGTTTACCACATGACTGCTAAAGAATATTTTTTTCTAACTGCATTACCTAGATGTGGTAATACTTTATTAGCTGTATTATTAAATCAACACGAAAATGTAAAAACAACAGCAAATAGTTTATTACCAGAAATATTTAATAGTTTATTTTTATTAAAAAGAGATGAAAAGTTTTTAAATTTTCCAGATCATAAATCTTTAGAAAACGTTGTCAGATCTGTTTTTGATTCTTATTATAGTCACTGGGATTGTGACTATGTAATTGATAGATCATCTTGGGGCCAAGAGTTTAATCTTAATATAATTAATACTTTGTTTAATAAAAATAAATTTATTATATTAAAAAGACCTATGAAAGAAATTTTAAATTCATTTGCTTCAATATGTAAAGAAGATAATAGATCAAAGTATTTAGAAGGTTTATTAAATAAAAATACAGTTTTAACAAACAACATTGAATCAATTAAAAATTTAATGTCTTCGGACGAGGACAAAATAATAATTAATTATAAAGACTTAGTTGAGAGTACAAATGACACGGTAAAAAATATATTTAATTTTTTAAATATTGAATACAAACCTGTAGAATATAAACTACAACAATTAAATATTAACAATGTTTTATATGAAGACAAACAGTGTAACATAGATGACATGCATTTAATTCACGAAGATGGAATACAGTTACGTAAAGAATCAAACTTTTTAAATAAAGATATGTTAAATAAATGTGAGGAAATAGATAATTATCTTTGGTCATGAAAATAGAAGGAATATTTATAACACCTGTTGGATTTAGTGAAAACCCTAACCATAAAACTATGAAAGATAAATTAATAAAAGAATGTAAAGTTCTTAAAAATAAAATTAAATGTGGAGGAGATAATTGGGATGCCACAGTTTATAATACTTGCCAAACAAATAACCTACATAAAAACAAAAAATTTGATGACTTACATAGTTGGATATTTAATGAGGTCAAAGTGTTTGCGGATAAACTTGGGTATACAGATAAAAAAATGTTTTGTGAATTAAGTTGGTTTAATTATTATAATAAAAATGACTATCAAGAAGCCCATGATCACGAAGGAAATGAAATATCTGCTGTTTATTTTTTATCAACACCTAAAGATTGTGGACATTTAAGATTTATTTCCCCTGAACCTAAAGGCATAAAACGTGTTTATATAAAAAATAATCCTTTTACTTGGAGAGAATTTAAAGTAATTCCTAAAGAAGGGCTACTAGTTATATTTAAATCTAATCTAATGCATGGGGTCCAACAAAATAAATCTAATAAACCAAGAATATCTTTAGCTTATAACTTTAGAATTAAATAGTAATGAAAATTAGAGAAAATTTTATATCACAAAAAGACTTTGAAAATCTTAGTTCAGTTATGATGAGCAATCACATTCCCTACTATTTTAAAAATAATGTTGCACATAAAGGTGACAAAGACTTTTATTTTACTCATGAGTTGTTTAATGAAAAAAAAGAAAAAAGCAGATATTTTGATTTAATAGTTCCTGTGTTAGATAAATTAAAAGTATCTACATTGTTAAGAGTAAAAGTTAATTGTTTTCCAAGCACTAAAGAAATTATTAAATATAACGAACATATTGATTTTCCATTTAAACATAATGGAGCTGTGTTTTATATAAACACATGTGATGGTGGCACATGGATAAAAGATAAATTTATACAGTCTATAAGTAATAGAATTTTATTATTTGATTCAAATCAACCACATCAAAGCACAAATTGCACAGATAAAAAATGTCGTTTTAACATTAATATAAACTATTTTTAGCGTTAACAGAGTTTTAAACCTGTTGAATTTATCAACAATCTGATATAACACCTAATAAAAAGGTTTTTATATGTTACAAAAATTAGGTTTTGCTCCAGGATTCAATAAACAAGTTACCGAAACAGGCGCTGAAGGTCAGTGGTTTGATGGAGATAACGTACGTTTTAGATATGGCACACCAGAGAAAATAGGTGGTTGGGAACAATTAGGTGCCGATAAATTAACTGGTGCTGCAAGAGCCATACATAACTGGGATAACAATGTTGGAATAAAGTATTCCGCAATTGGTACTAATAGAATTCTTTATGTTTATTCAGATGGTGAATTTTATGATATTCATCCTATAAGAACTACAATTACCGGGGCAAATTTTACAAGTACATCAGGGTCACCAACAGTCACAATAACTGTTTCATCTGATCATGGTTTGCTAGATAATGATATAGTATTATTTGATGCTGTTTCTGGGTTATCTGGATCTACTTTTACAAATGCCACATTTGAAGATGAGAAATTTATGGTGACTTCTACACCAACTGCTACAACATTTACAATTACAATGGCTACTAACGAAGCCGGCACACCTGTAACTAATGCCGGTTCCGCTTCTGTGTTATGTTATTATACTGTAGGGTCTTCTACACAAGAATCTGGTTTCGGTTGGAGTTCAGGTTTATTTGGTGGTGTAGTAAATGGAGAAGCAACCACAACTCTTGCAACAGCTTTAACAGATACAGTTACAACTAACATTGTTCTTACTAGTTCAAACTCGTTTCCGGCATCAGGGACCATAAGAATAGGAACAGAAGATATATCTTACACTGCAAATAATACAGGGACAAATACTTTAAGCGGTGGGGCTAGAGGTGTAAACAATACAACAAAAACTACACACTCATCAAGTGCGGTAGTTACAAATATTACGGATTACAACGGCTGGGGTGAAGCTTCTTCAAGCACAGAGTTCACACTCGACCCTGGTTTATGGGTTCTTGATAATTTTGGTACAAAATTAATTGCTCTTATATATAATGGAGAATGCTTTGAATGGGATGCATCAGATTCAAATGCATTAACTACTCGGGCAACAATTATATCTGGAGCTCCCACAGCGTCACGTCACATGGTAGTGTCGACACCAGACAGACACCTAGTATTTTTTGGAACAGAGACAACTATTGGAGATAAATCCACACAAGACAATATGTTTATCAGATTTTCGGACCAAGAAAATATTAATGAGTATACTGTAAGAGCAGAAAATACAGCCGGTACTCAAAGACTTGCTGCAGGTTCTAAAATTATGTCTGCTATTAAAGGTCGGGATGCTCTTTATGTATGGACCGATACCTCAATATTTTTAATGCAATTTGTAGGTCAACCCTTTACTTTCTCATTTCAACAAGCAGGGACCAACTGTGGTTTAATTGGTAAAAATGCTGGTATTGAAGTTGATGGCGCTGCTTATTGGATGTCCGAAAATGGATTTTTCTTCTATGACGGTCAAGTAAAATCTATGCCATGTTTGGTGGAAGATTTTGTTTACTCGGTAGATTCTGGACTTGGTATTAATTTTGTAGCAAGAGATTTAGTTACTTGTGGGTTAAATAATTTATATGGAGAAATAAACTGGTTCTACTGTTCAGCTAATGCTACTTCGGTTGACAGAGTAGTAGGTTATAATTATGTGGATTCGTCAAATGAAAGACCTATTTGGACAACAGGGTCTTTAAATAGATCTGCTTGGGTTGATTCTTCTGTGTATGCAAAACCTCATGCTACACTCTATAACGCCGATGATAATGCCTCTTACGATGTTATTGGAAATGTAGACGGAAGTAGTATATACTATGAACACGAAACAGGGACCGATCAAGTAAATGCAGATGGTGTTGTTACCGCCATCGAAGCAAATATTTTATCAGGTGATTTTGACATTACTCAAAAAAGAAGTAACACAGGTCAGGCTGTAGGTACACCTGATATTAGAGGAGATGGTGAATACATTATGAGAATAAGTAGATTCATACCAGATTTTATTGAACAAACGGGTGACACTAAAGTAAGTTTTACAACTAGAAACTATCCGAACAGCACACCGATTACTACAAATTTTGACACTACCTCAACGACAACTTTTAAAAGTACAAGACTTAGAGCAAGATCTATTGCATTGAAGGTATCTAACACAAGCACTGGACAAAACTGGAAGCTAGGTACTTTTAGATTAGATATTGCACCAGGAGGAATGAGGTAATGGTAGCGTTTTATAATGCAGCAGACCAAGAACTTTATAAAAAATATAAATTTCTTCCTCAAGAAAAATATAGACTAGGTCTTACTCTTCCAACAGATCCAGAACCTGTAGCACCGGTACCCGGTGGAATAACAAATACAAATGCTTTTAATAATAGTGGTGGTAATAATTTTAATCCAACAGGTAATGCTTTTGGTTATGGTTCTCCTGTAAGTGAAGTTAATGTAAGAACTTTTAATCCTCAATCAAATGACCCTACGGGTTCAGTAGCAAATGCACAAACTATGTATAACAAAGCTAGTAATGCAGGACCTACAGTTGAGACTTTTTCAAGAATGAGACCTTCTCAAGAAGTAATGGATTATTATGGTGAGCAGATAATGAACAACAAAGAACAGTACGGGGCACAGGGACAATACAATAGTCCTTATGAAGATAGTATGGACCTAGGTTATCAAGGTACTTTAGGTAACAATGAAATGTATCCAAGTGAAAAATATCCTAATAGTTTTATGAAAGGTAAATTAAATAGATTTAAAAATAAAGTAGGTGATGTTGCAAAGTTTGCAGGAGGTTTACTTCCTTTTCCTTTAAATATGGCAACAAAATTTTTACCACAGGGTGATGACAATGGTCCAGGTGGTGGGACGTATGGTATAGCAGGATTAAGTGACGATAAAAAAGCTGCCTACAATGCTTTAGCAGGAGAAAACATGTTGTTTGGTGGTGAACAAGGTTTTAAAACTTTAACAGGTAAAAATTTTCAAGCAACAAATTACGTACCCAATCAACTAGAAATTTATGAAAAATTAAAAGATGAAGAGGAATTAACTGGGTTTCAAAAAAAACAACTTCAAGAAGCTTCCGCTGTTTATAAAGCAACTCAAAAACAAAATAAAGATGCGGCGGATGCAGCTGCTAAAGATGCTGAGATTGCTGCGGCTGCTCAGGCTGCTAAATACTACACCCCTACTGGAACTAGTGGTGGCGGAGCTGGACAAGGTATAGATATAAGTAATGCAGGTAATATACGTAGTAGCGATAATAATTTTCAAGGCGACTCGGGACCAACTACTCAACAAGAATCTGATTATGGTTATGGGTCTGATTTTGGGTTTGCTAAAGGTGGTAGAGCCGGATACTTCTTTGGTGGTAGAGTAAACTATAAAGCAGGTGGTAGAATAAATTTTAGAGGTGGTGGAATGGATATGGGTAATGAAGAGAACCAAAAACAAAGTGCTGACATGGGTAATACGACTGTTAGTAACAATAATGATGGTGGTAATAGTAATAATTTAGTTCCTACAGTAGATGTCAAT